CGACTGACACCTGAACTTAAAAAAATTATTCAGAACTACGCCAAGATCAAATGACATTAGGAGGGACATCATTAGGAGCAGGGACCCTCGGAGGTTCTATTTGGGGTGTGCCTCTTTCGTCAGTTGGGAAGTCAACCCAGCTCTTGTGGGCGATTCAGGCGGTAGTCGGTCGTTCGGTACAACTCGTTTGGGGGGTGGAAGCAGTATCAATTCAACCACCTTCGGTAATTTTTTATCACCTCTTCGATGAAGGTCAGATGGATATTTTGCAGGGGTATCAATTGTTCTATTCTTTTCTGCCCGACGACCCTGACAATGCCATCGCCATCTTCGATACGTCTGGAAGGCTTGACGGAAGACTCATGAGGACAGGTGAGCAGATCGAGCATTACGGTATTCAAATCCAGGTTAGAGGAAGAGATTATGTAGAGGCTTGGAGACTAGCCAACACGATTGCCACCTACCTTGATTCGCTGAGGAAAGAAGTAGTTGTAACTGAGGCAGGTGACGCCTATATTCTCCATAACGTATCAAGAAGTGGTGCAGTGATCCCGATTGGGGTCGAGACGGTGAATACCCGTTTGCGTCGTCTCTTTTCAATAAACATGACTGTGACATTGTCTAGAGAAAATTAGAGAAAAAGGAAAACTATGGCCTACAATGAACGACTGGATGACGGGTTCTCAACCTACTTCACCCTATCAAACATCCCCAACGTAAAAATTTACGAGAAGGAAATCACTCCTCCTGGCATCACTGCCGGGGGTCCCATCGACACGACCACGATGCGGAACATCACATGGCGAACCATGAAGCCTCGTGCGTTGAAGTCGCTTACGCAGGGCTCAGCGAGTGTTGCCTTCGCCACGGAATCGATCCCAATCATCATGGGTCAGATCAGGGTCAATCAACAAGTCACCGTCACTTTCCCCGACCAGTCCACGCTGACCTTCTGGGGATGGTTGGAAGAATTCACCATTTCCGCCTTGGTGGAAGGAGAGCAGCCCACTGCAACCATTACCATCCAACCGAGCAATATGAACAACAGCGATGTCGAGGTAGCGCCTGTCTACACACCTCCTGCTGATTCATCTAATGGCTAAACGGTTTTTGATTTATGTCTGAAACTATTAAACTAAACCTGAGGAAGAACAGCGTTCCCATTGAATTGGAAGGTGCTGAAGGTGAAACCCCCATCAAGTTGGTCATGCACGAGATGACCGCAGCAAAGCGTGACGCTTACCTTGATACTTTGTCGTCACGCACCCGTTACGATGCCAACGGGAAAGCAGCGGGGGTGAAAAAGTTTGATGGAATGCAGGCTGACCTTCTCGTGGCTTGCATTGTCAAGGAAGACGGCAGTCCCATAACCATCAAAGAAATTCAGAATTGGCCTTCCTCGGTGGTCTCTGAGTTGTATGAAAACGCTCAGGAATTGAATCACCTCGGAGTCGATAAGAAGGAACAGTCGGAAAAAAACGACTGACGGGTGAGAAGATAGCTTGGCATAGGGTTGCTTCTCACCTACATACAACGGTCTGGGAGTTGCAGTGTCGAATAACCTATACCGAGTTTTTGGACTGGCTCAAGTTCCTCGAATGGGAGGAAATGCGACGGACCAAGTTCGATTGGTATCTTGCTCAACTCACCTCTGCCGTTGTCCAACCCAACCTGAAGAAAGGCAAGCACGCCACCATCAAGGATTTCTTAATTGTTTACGAAGAGGAAGTCAAACGCGCTCAGAAGTCCAAAGCATCCTGGTTGTCTCTTGTCGGAATAGACCCAAAGAAAAACTAATATGGCGAGGATAGGCGCGACAGCAATGATGGGGGCGGGTTCACTCGGGACCCTCTTTGTCCGCTTGACTGCCGATTCGATGGGGCTGGTAAGGGGGCTGGAACAGGCTGAGAGAAGACTTTCTTCCAGTAGCGCCATTATGGTCAGGCAGGCTGCCATGATCGCCACAGGGGTCACTGCTTCCCTGAGTATCATTGGTATTGCTGCTGTCAGGGAGTTCGCCAAATTCGACAAAGCCATGACCGAAGCTCTCGCGATTATGGGCGATGTCAGCGAGCAGATGGAACAGCAGATGAAGGACGTAGCCCGATCCATCGCTCGTGAGGGTGTGAAATCTGCGGAGGATTTGGCTCACTCCTATTTCTTTTTAGCCTCTGCCGGCTTTAAGGCTGAAGAAGCCATGGGTGCTCTTCCCACAATGGCCCGCTTCGCCACTGCCGGCAACTTTGATTTGGGAAAAGCAACCAACCTGTTGGTCGATGCTCAATCTGCTTTGGGTCTCAGGACAAAGGATGTGACCCAGAACCTTGAGAACATGACTCGGGTTTCGGACGTTCTCACCAAAGCGAATATTATATCGACAGCACAGGTAGAAGAATTCAGTGAAGCTTTGACCAACAAAGCAGCTAATGCAGCACGGCTGGCAGGCAAGGATGTTGAGGAGGTCACAGCAGTTTTGGCTGCGTTCGCTAATCAAGGCATCAAAGGACGTGCGGCAGGTGAGGCTTTCTCGATTATGATGCGGGATTTGCAGACACGAGCACTCACGGCTGCGAACACTTTTAAGAAATTTAACGTAGCTGTGTTTGATCAGCATGGAAAGATAAGGAACATAGCTGATATTATTGAAGACCTAGAAAAGACCATGAGGGGGGCAACGGACGAAGAAGAACGCGCCATTCTCAAAAAGATGCAGTTCCAAGATCGATCCGTAGCCAATATCCAAGCGTTGTTGGGGCTCTCTGAAAAGATTCGTGAATATGAAAAAGCTTTGAGGTCTGCTGGTGGTGTCACTCAGGACGTTTCTGAGAAACAACTCACTTCTTTCACAGCGCAACTCACAATAACTTCTAATTTAATCAAAGACCTTCTCATTACTATTGGGGAAGGATTGGAACCCAGTCTCACCTTGCTGAATGAAGCCTTGCAGGGGACCCTTCAAACTCTCACTGCCATGAACAAACCTATCAAAGCGATAGGTGACTACATCGGCAAGGTTTTGATTGTGGCGATAGTGGGGATGTTGGAGATCCTCAAAAAGGCCATCGAAGGAATGGTTCCTCTGGCAGTTGCGGTCAATGAGATCATCATCAAGATCAACAAGGGGATTGGTGCTGTTCGAGAGACGGCCGGTAAAGTTCCAATCAAATCAGGATTTACTGATTTCCTGGAGAAGCTTGAGGACATCGACACAATCAACATTGTAGAACTTGCGAAGTCACTGGATGTTGGAATTGAACTTGTCAAGAAAGCCCAAGCTCGGATAGCGGTAGGTTTTGTTGAGGATGCTCTCAAGCCAAATGAGCAGATGATCACTCGGTTGTGGGGTGATCCTGAATGGCTGTCTGCTGTTAATAAAACGATTAACGCAGTCAACCAACTAAACGGAGCAGCCAAGAAGGTGAATGAAACGGTGGGTGAGGGCACCAAGCACATGAGGAGTCAGGCTGATCAAATTGAAAAAGTTCTGGATATGATGGGGATGCCCGAAGGATTCAGATCATCAGCCCCTTCTGCACAGGAACTCCTTGACGCATTAAATGAGCAGGGTGATGCGGGCACAGTCAAAGCCAAAGATGCCGAGAGGATGCTTAGGGAGGCCGGGATGCTGGGTAGCGGGGGTGCGTTTGGAACGCGCACTCAGGCCCAGGAACTTCAGGACGAGATTGAAGCCCAGCAGAACAAGCTGAAGGTTTTAGAAAAGTTTTACGAGAGGAGATTTGATCTGGAAACCAGTCTGCAAAACAGGATTGAAGAATCCATTGCTGCTCACAACCAGCGTGTCAGGGACCTTCAACGGGCTCAGAATTTGTTGGTTGTTCGAGCCGGTCAGGAGATGTTCGATGCTTTGTCGGAAGCGGCAGAGGGGTATGCAGGCAAACAATCTGGTCTCTATAAGACCATGTTCGCTGTGTCCAAGGCGTTTGCTATCGCTGAATCCATTATTAAAATACAACAGGGTATTGCAGGGGCACTTGCCAGTGGTGCCACCTGGCAGGAAAAGTTAATTGCTGCTGCTTCAGTAGCATCGGCTGCTGCCAACATTATGTCCACCATTCGGACGACTCACCTTGAAATTGCCGGTGAGCGTGCTCAAGGCGGTTCAGTTGGAATGGGACGGCCTTATTTGGTGGGTGAACGAGGACCTGAAATTTTCACTCCGGGAAGAAGTGGCGGCATCACACCAAATGACATGATTGGTGGTCTCAATGTGAATATCTACAACAACACCGATAATCGTGTCGAGGTCAAGCAGACTGAAAGTGGCGTGGATATATTTGTGGACAAGGTCGAAAAGGAACTCGCTTCCAGGACTCGTGACGGCAGGGGTAATTTCA